AACAGGATATACGTCCAAAGGACAGCTTAATTTTACAAGAGGCGAGGTATATGTATTAATAAGTTTTAAAACAGCAGTTGATTTTTTTGGTAACTTAACAGCAATTGATCCTGCTAGTGCTTTTAGTGGATTGTATAAAGTTACAACATTTAAAAATGAATTTCAAAACGGAATGTTTACACAGCAATTAAACCTATTAAGAATGCCTAATCAGTCTCTTGATGATGTTAATGCTGCAAGTGCAGTAGTGGCAGCAACTAAACTTGGTAATCCAGATCTTGTTTTACAAAAACTTAATAAACAAATATCTCTTGCTAGTAATGAAACCCAAGATATATTAAAAGCTACTGAACAGGCTTTAAAAACTGGGTTTCTTAACAACGGAATAAACGAATTTGAAAATATTTTATCAGGAACTGAAATAGCAAATATTGCTGAAAATGTTTTTAGTGCGTTTAGCTCAGTTAATGCAATTACATCAAACTTAAACAAGACACTTGGTGCAATTGCATCTCAAGTACCGGGAATATTTCAAAACGTTTCAACTAATCCAGCAACAAATACTCTACTTGGTTCGTTGTCAGGATTATCAGGTACCGCTCTTCAACAAGCCCAACAACAACTTTCTGCAGGATTAAATACATCGTTAGCAACAGCACAACAAGAGTTGCTTGGTAACATCAGCAACGGACAAATTCCTGGATATATTAATCAAGCTAGTAATGCTGTAAATGCAGCAGCTAATCAATTTACCGTAAGTAAAATAGGACCTCAATAAGATGCCTGAACCACAAAATATTCGTAGTGAGTTTACAAGAAAAAGCGACAACGCTACAAAAGATACACAACCAGGCATTTATGTTGGTCGTGTAATTGGTCATCTTGATCAAACGTTTATGGGCGGATTAAATGTTTCCTTGTTAAAAGCAAATGCTAATGGTAACAATTGGGATGATCTTGGACAAAGTTTACAATGTCAGTATGCAAGTCCTTTTGCTGGACAAACTCCTTTACATCAAGTTGGAGCAGAAAACACATATGCTAGTTCGCAACAGAGTTACGGCTTTTGGGCAGTTCCGCCTGATATTGGTACAAAAGTAATTGTATTAGTAGTTGAAGGCAGGGCAGATTTTGGTTTTTGGTTAGCGTGTATTCCAGATTCTTTTACTAACTTTACTGTTCCGGATGGACGCACTTCAACTTACTTAAATGAATTAGGTCAAAAATTACCAGTAGGCGAATACAACAAAGCAATTACATCTCCGGATGGTGAAACCCAACCAACAAAATTTATAAAGCCTGTAAATACAGACTTTGTTGCAGCACTAAATCGTGCAGGTTTAATAACTGATGATGTTAGAGGACTTACTACTAGTGGCGCAAGACGAGAACTTCCGAGTACAGTATTTGGAATGAATACGCCCGGTCCTTTTGATAAACGTACCAACGCACCTTTGTATCAACATGGTGAAAACGAAACAGAATTTTATAAAGCAAGACTTGGCGGTTCGAGCATTGTAATGGACGACGGAGATGACAAATTTTTAAGAAAAGGTCATCCTGAGTCAACTCCATTTGAATATGCAGATATTGAAAAAACAACTGATACTGGAGATGTTACTAGACCAGCAAACGAATTATTTAGAATTAGAACTCGTACAGGACATCAAATACTTTTACATAATACTGAAGATTTAATCTACATTAGTAACGGTAAAGGTACTAGTTGGATTGAAATGTCTAGCAACGGTAAAATTGATATCTATGCAAATGATAGTGTAAGTTTACATAGTGAAAATGATATAAACTTTACAGCAGATAGAGATATCAATTTTACTGCAAATGAAAATATGAACATTGTTGCAAACAAAGATCTTGCAATTGATGCTGGAAATAACTTTGGAGTTTCGGCACAAACTGAAATATCTTTAAATGCTGGTGCAAATGTAAGTGTAACAGGACAAGATGGTGTTGCAGTATATGGTAATACAAAAGTTACAGTTACAAGTAAAGGTACACTCGACGTAGTAAGTCAACAGCACTTAGCATTAGGCAGTGCTGAAAGTGTTGGCATTGAAGGATGCAGTTTTGTAAAAGTTGCTACCGATGGCGACTACCATATGAAAGCATTAGGCAATAATTATACACAAGTAGATGGACAATCGCATTTTAACAGTGGATTACAAACATATATTACATCCGCAAACACACTAGAACTTTACAGCACTGGTGCAACTAAATTGTATTCTCAAGCATTAATGAGTTTACAAGCAGACGGCGCCAACATTCAAACCACTGCCACCGAAATACATTTGAATAGCAGTAGTAATCCGGCTGACACTGCTATTGAATCACGAACAGCAACCGTGCCTCCTGCACCAAATCCTTTTTTACCTATATCGCCTGTGAGAGCAAACATTGCTTCAAGAATACCAGAACACGAACCGTGGCCACAACATGAAAATTTAAATCCAGCAGCATATACTCCAGATAAAACAAGAGCAGGACAACAACAGGTTAATTCATTCTTGCAGAATGTTTTACCTGATACTTATGCTGCTGTAGGTACTGGGTCTCAAGCCCCAGCAGTTAGTTCAACCGACACTTCAGATAGCAATGCAAGTGTAGCAAGCGATCCAGCTGCATTTCCAAATGCTTCATCAGGACAGTATGCAATTATACAAGTTGGTATAGGCGACATTGGCGATGTTCAAAAAGCCAAGCAGAATCTTAGAGAAGGGTATGCTAGTCTTTCTACAGCAGGATACCGTGTGGTTGTAATAGCTCCAAATATTAATCCAGCATTTGGTCATCCATTAGAAAATGACTTACGTATACTTGGAAACGCTATAAATGCTACAGCAACCGAGCTTGGAGCAATTGTAGAAAATCCAAAATATACTCAAGAAGATCCATTAATAATTGATCCTGATGCTGCACAAGAAATTGCAGACAAATATCGTAGCACAGCAGTTTACTACGGCGATACTGTTGCACAAACAGTAGCAGGATTAAGTGGCGCAACAGTAAAAAGTGCATCTAGTACACAAGCAATAGCCGAACAGTCGGCCAAAGTATCAAACGCAGTATTGCAGCAAGATTACCCAGCAGCAGGCACAGAAGGTGGTTCGTATGGCTGCGATGGTCCAAGCGATGGTCCTCTAAGTGCTCCTCCAGCAGGTACTATAAACGGGTTTAGTGCAGCCGAAACTGTTGCATATCTAAATGCACTAGGATTTAGAGAAAGCGGATTAAAATATAATTGTACAAATAGTATTGGCTTTGCAGGCAAATATCAGTTTGGTGGATATGCTCTAAAAGAAGGTGGCTACATTAAGATGACAACTAGAGGCGGCGGTACAAGATTGCGTTTAGATCCAAACAATTGGACAGGCAAAAACGGTGTAAATAATGTTGACGATTGGCTGGCCAATAAAGGTGATTGTCAAGAAGATGCAATGATTTTATATACCAATGCAAATTTAAGATATTGTAAAAATAATGGCGCTATCAAAGAAAATGACCCAGTTTCGTTAGTTGCAGGTATATTAATGGGCGCTCATTTAAAAGGTCCTAATGATGCTAAAAAATGGCGTAGAAAAGAAGCAGTAGGAACTGACGGTTATGGAACTAAAATAGATGAGTACATAGCACTTGGTCGTGCAACTGTGCCAAATACAGGAAGGTTTATAGGTTAATGTGTCAAATAGTTATTCCAGCAAGCGAAGTACCATCACCAGCTAGACCACTCGAGCCAACTGAAATTGATAGATATTTCTTACCAGTTGACCCTAATGCGCCTGGATTTGTTCCAGGTGCGCCTGATGATCTAGCAGGTGTAGGAGACTTTTCTGCAAGCGTTGGCGGCGCAGTAACGCCGATACAGCCTCCTGCTAATCCTGCACCAGCAGGTACCGCATATGCTAGTATTCAACAAATATTAGAAGGCAATTTAAATCAAAATTGGCGTGAAGTAGGATCTCCACCAAATCCAAATATAGCCGAAGCATGGGGAGTTGCTGGCGGAGGTAGAATGCCAAATGACGGAAGTAACTATCCATGGTGTGGTGCTTTTGCAACATGGGTTTTATGGAAATCTGGACAAGAACATAATGTTCCTGGTGTAGGCAGTCAAACATATTTGAGATATGGAAAAACAGTTGACTGGCGAGATTTTACAAAAATAAGAAAATACGATTTGTGTGTAATGACTAGACGAGAAGATTCACGAAAAGGACATGTATGTTTTGTCCATAGCCTTGATCCAGCAAATAATAAAATTAAAGTATTTGGTGGCAACCAAGCTAATAATTATAAATTAAGCACCTATGCAATATTTAGACCACAAGGACAATCAGGACTTTATGTAAATCAAATTAGACGCAATTGGGATATTCCAGAAGGGTTTGATTTACCTTTGGTTGAAGTTCAAGAAACACAACAAGCAACGACACAAAATACAAATGTCTTTCCAACTGACTCAGCTTTATAGGGTAAATACAACATGAGCACACTAGAGAAAAATCTATATAAAAATTTAAAAATTACGTCACCTAAGACTATGAATCAACCTCTAGTGGATAAAAGCTACAAAGGGCTGAGTACAGTCAACACCGAAGATAAGAATTTTAAATTAAGAAATTTAGAATTAATTAAACAAGATATATTAAATCATTTTCATATTCGAATTGGCGAAAAACTTGAGAATCCAACTTTTGGTACTATCATCTGGGACGTACTTTTTGAACCAATGACTGACTCAATTAAAAAAGCAGTGCTTGATAATGTAACTCAGATACTAAATTATGATCCAAGAGTAAATGCAAGTAATATTATTGTTGATGCATATGAGTCTGGCATACAAATATATGCAGACCTTACATACATTGAATATAACATCAGTGAACAAATGACTTTGAAATTTGACAACCAGTCAAACGCCATACTTTAATGTGCGTACATTTTAATATACATAAATATAGTATTAGCCGAGGAATGTAATCATGTCTGCAACCGATAGACAAAATAGACTTTTATTAGCCGAAGACTGGCAGAAAATATACCAGAGTTTCAAGTACGCAGATTTCAAAAGTTACGACTTTGACAATCTACGTCGAACAATGGTTAATTATATTAGACAAAATTATCCAGAAGATTTTAACGATTATATTGAAAGTAGTGAATATCTTTCACTAATTGATCTAATTGCATTTCTTGGACAAAATATTAGTTTTCGTGTTGATCTAAATGCGAGAGAAAACTTTATTGAATTAGCCGAGCGTAGAGAAAGTGTTCTTAGACTAGCTCGTTTAATTAGTTATAACGTAACCCGAAATCAACCAGCTGCTGGATTTTTAAAAATTGATAGCATCACTACAACTGAAAGTGTGTCAGATACAACTGGTAGTAATTTATCAGGTAGACCAATTAAATGGAATGACCAAACAAACGAAAACTGGTATGATCAATTTATTAAAGTACTTAATGCAAGTATGCTTAATACCAATCAGTTTGGATCGCCACGCAAATCGGCTATTATTGCCGGTGTTCCAACTGAGAAATATAATATTAATTCGTCTCCAACATCGTTCCCGGTTTATAGTTTTAGTAAAGTAATAAACGGAACTAATTTAGAATTTGAAGCAGTTGGCGCTGACATTGATGAAAACGATATTGTTGAAGAAGCACCTCGTGCTGGAAACAAATTTTCATTTTTATACAAAGACAACGGCCAGGGCGCCGGCAGTGCAAACACTGGATTTTTTATTCATTTTAGACAAGGTAGTTTGCAGCGTGGTGATTTTCAAATTGATTTACCAACTCCAAACCAAAAAGTTGAAGTTGACGCTGCAAATGTAAACAACAGCGATGTTTGGTTATACAGTTTAGATAGTAATGGCCAAGAACAAGAACTTTGGACAAAGGTTGATGCTGTTGAAGGTAATAATGTAATTTACAATAGTGTTAGCAAAAAAATTAAAAATATTTATAGTGTACTATCAAGAACAAATGATCGTATAAATTTAATTTTTGCAGACGGCATTTTTGGTAATCTTCCTAAAGGCAATTTTAGATCCTATTATAGAACAAGTGCAAATCTTGACTATACAATTTTTCCAAACAATGTTCAAAATATTAAGATTACACTTCCGTATATAAGTGCAAACGGCAAAAATGAAACACTTACAATGCTTTGTAGTTTAAAACAATCAGTAGCAACTGCAACAAGTAGCGAAACAACACAAAGTATTAAAGACAACGCACCTAGTACATATTATACACAAAATCGTTTAATTACAGCAGAAGATTATAATCTTGGACCTCTTGGAATAAGCCAAAATATTATTAAAGTAAAGAGCGTCAACAGAACAAGCAGCGGCATTAATAGATACTATGATCTGCGTGATAGTACAGGCAAGTATAGCTCAACAAATTTATTTGGCACTGATGGAGTAATTTATAAAGATTACCAAGAAGAAAAAACAAAATTTAGTTTTGTTACAAAAACTGATGTTGAAGGAATTGTAGCAAATACAATTGAGCCATTGTTGCAAGATAAAAATACACGTAATTTTTATTATGATCAATTTATTGACCAAGATTATACAGATTTAGATATTGTATGGCAACAAACAACTCAGGATACAAATCGTAGCAGTGGATTTGTTGTTGATAGCAGCAATGAATCTGATACAACTGCATTTAAGTATATAGTTTCTTCGTTTACCGAAGGTGTGTTTAGATATATTGAGCCCGGCGCACTAATTAAATTTACAGCGCCTGCTGGTTATCATTTTATGAAAACTGATAATAACAAACTAATGGCTGGAAATGCAGATCACGAAGGATCTGTTACATATCTTTGGACAAAAGTAATAAGTGTTACAAAAGGTGGTAACGAATTGTCAGCAACAGGACTAGGTGGTATTATTCTTAATGATGCAATTCCATCAGGTGCAGTAATTGATAGTGTAAAACCAAAGTTTACTAGAGATTTAATTACCGAGGTTAAAAATTCCTTAGTTAATCAATTGTTTGCATATAGAACAGTAGGTTTAAGATATGACACCGTGAGTCGTCGTTGGCAAGTTGTAACTCAAGAAAATTTAAATGTAAATGACACATGGTCATATGCATTATCAGGAGATTCTACCCAACAGGCTCTGGATCGAAGTTGGTTATTCTTATTTGAAACTAATGGAGTTGATTATACTATTACAAGTAGATCTTTACGTTATGTATTTGAAAGCGACAAAGAAGTAAGATTCTTTTTTGAAAAAAGTAAAAAAATATACGATAGTAAAACAGGCAATATTATTAGAGATAAAATTAGTGTATTAAACATTAATAAAGATTTAGCTTCAACCGGCGGATTGTCGCCATTTACAGTTGATTATCCTTGGGCAGTAAGCGAAGAATTTACTGACGGAAATGGGTATGTAAATAGTAAAAAAGTTGAAGTTGTATTTTTTGACAGTGACGACGACGGTGTAGTAGATAATCCACAAATATTTAACGACATTGTTGCTCCTGTAACAGCCGGCAATGACAAATATATTTTTGTTAAAAAAGCAAACGACGATAACGAGTTTTATAGTTATGTTAATCAAACAACTGAAAATATTTTAGTTGTACAGTCTGAAGCAGCCGCGAGTGTAACTACACCAAATAATCCAATCTATTACGTAATTACAAACAATGTATTTTTAAAAATTGATAGTACAAACAGAACACGAACACAAGTTTATAATTATAAAGCATACGAAGGACGTAGCGGATTAAAATTCCAATATACACATGCTAGTGACGAAAATGCTAGAATTGATCCAAGTAGTAGTAATATTATGGATACATATCTTTTAACAAAAACATACGATACAAGTTATAGACAATATCTTGCTGGAACACTTGAAGCTGAGCCACTTCCTCAAAGTTCAGATCAGCTTTACAGAAATTATGGTGCTGAAATTAATAAAATTAAATCAATTAGCGACGAAGTTATATATCATCCAGTTAAATTTAAAGTTTTATTTGGAAAGAAAGCTAAGCCAGGATTACAAGCCACAATGAAGGTAGTAAAAAATTCTGCTCGTGTTGTTAACGACCAAGACATCAAGACACAAGTTATTGAAGCAACAAACGAATTCTTTGCTTTAGAAAATTGGGAGTTTGGCGATACTTTTTATTGGAGTGAGCTAAGTGCATATATTATGCAACAACTAGCACCTAATTTAAACAGTATTGTTCTTGTGCCTGATTCAGCAACAGACACCTTTGGTAGTTTGTTTGAAGTAAGAAGCGAAAACGATGAAATTTTTATCAGCGGAGCAACTGTTGATAATGTTGAAATAATTACAGCAATTACTGCTGATAGATTAAAAGCAGATGGTGCTATTGTAACTTCGTCTAGCCAAACAAGTCAAACTGTTGGAAGCCAAGCCGAAGTAGTAGTAAGTACAAGTAGCTCAAGCGGAGGCAGCAGTTATTAATGGAAAACCAAGATTATCCTTTACCAGTAGGCGATACTAAACGTTCGGCTAAAAATCTTCTTCCTAGGTATTTCAGAACCGAAACAAACTCAAAATTTATACAGTCAACTATTGACTCAATGATATCAGAGGGTGTTGTTGAAAAACTTGATGCATATGTTGGTCGACGTAATAGTCCGTCGGCTGCTGTAACAGATAACTTTTTACCTGATATTTCGGCAGATAGAGAAAACTATCAGTTTGAATCAAGTATTGTTTACAAAGATGAATTAGACAATGTAGAATTTTTTGCAACCTATAACGATTATATGGGAATGGTAAAAACATTTAAAGGCGCTAATGCAAATCATAGTGCTTTAAATAGCCAACAATCGTATAGCTGGGATCCGCAGATTGATTGGGATAAATTTACAAACTTTAGAGAATATTTTTGGTTACCACTTGGTCCAGAACCAGTCGGTATTGCTGGACGAACAAGAAATACAACTAGTGTTTATAATATTGTTTTAGGACAAGATGATCAAGTTGAAAGTTATTTGTTTACACCAGACGGTATTACAAAGAATCCAAGTATTAAGTTATACAAAGGACAAACATATGAATTTGTTATTGATTGTCCTGGGCATCCTTTTGCTATAGCAAATAATATTGCTTTTGTTGACAACGATCCTTTACTACAAGTTGATGCAGAAAATATAAGCACACTTTATAATACTGGAATTACAAAATACAAAGTAAACGAAGAAGGCACTTATATTGAAACACAAGATAGTTTTATCGAACAAGGTAAGATTGTTTTTGTAGTACCAGATGAAGTACCAGACACACTATTTTATCTAAGTCAAAATAATGCAAATTTAACAGGAATTTTTAGTTTTTATAATATAATTGAAAACTCTCAAATCAATGTTGAAGAAGAAATTATTGGAATGAGTACATATTCTAATAACACTATTAGTTTAAGCAATGGAATGAAAGTTTATTTTCAAGGCGAAGTTACTCCTGCAAAATATTCTTCAGGATATTATTTTGTTGAAGGCGTTGGTAGTAGCATACGATTAGTTAATGAGCAGGATCTTGAAATTCCAACTTCGTTTACATCTACTAAAGAAGTGCCATTTGACGGCGAAGAATTTGGATTTGACAAATATCCTTATGAGGATGCTTCGGCATTCTTATCAGTAAAAGATTACATCTGTATTAACCGTTCAAGTCCTGATCGAAATCCCTGGAGTCGATACAATCGTTGGTTTCATAAAGATATAATCGAAGCAAGTTTTGTAGCCAACGGCCTGCCAGTAAGTTTCGACGAAACTGCAAGAGCCAAACGTCCGATTATTGAATACAAAGCTGGATTAAAATTATACAATCACGGAAATTTAGCAAAAACAAATGTTGACTTAGTTGACACATTTACAAAAGATGTTTT